AACTTAGGATATAGTATGGTAGGACATGAAAATGTAGACCCTACTGCACCAAAAGATATTAAAGAATCTTATAATTATAATAACACTAGAATGCCTGATGAACTATGGCCTACAGAACTGTCAACGTTCAAACAAAGTGCATTGGACAGTATTAGTATTGCAGACAAACTTACGTTGCGTATTCTAAGTATGTTTGATGTAATTTTAAATACAGGAACAACACTTGTAGATGCACATAAAGAAATGTTTAATACAACACGTATTTTACATTACCCTGCTTACACAGGGCCAATATTAGATAAACAAATGAGAATCGGAGAACACAGTGATTACGGCACTATTACACTTCTTTGGCAAATCAACGATGTCCCGGGCTTACAAGTACAAGACCTGCAAGGACAGTGGCATGCGGTACCGTATGCGGAAGATGGAGTAGTCTGCAACATTGGTGATCTATTACAACGTTGGACTAATGATTACTTTAAAAGTACAAAGCATAGAGTCGTCAACACACATATTGATCAAGAGCGTTTTAGTATGCCACACTTTGTAGATCCACAGCCTGGCACAATAGTAAAGAATTTAACTAAACAACCAGATAAGTACGAACCTATTGAAAGCAAAGAATATTTAATGTGGAGGCTTGCACAGAGTTACTAATGATAAAAGATTATGTAAGAAGCTACCAGGACTTTCCAAAAGAAGGCATAGACTTTAAATGCACAGCAAGTTTATGTCAGAGTCCACAAGGATTTGCAGAAGCAAATAATTTTCTTTATGACAAACTGTTAAAATATTGTCCTGTAGATAAAATTGTAGGTTTAGATGCTAGAGGATTTATATTTGCAAGCATTTTTGCACATAGGACACGTAATCCGTTGGTATTGGCTAGAAAAAAAGGTAAACTACCTCCGCCTACAAAATCGCAAGAATATAAATTAGAATATAGTACTGCAACATTAGAAATTAAATCAGATGCAATATCTAAAGATGATAGAGTTATTATAATAGATGATTTAATGGCTACTGGTGGTACAATGAATGCCGCGATAGACATTGTACAGCAATTAGGAGGCAATGTAATTGCTTGTGCTTGTATAATGGATATCACATATTTGCCAGGATCAAGCATAATAAAAGATAGAAATATTCCTTTTTATGCAGGAGCTGAGTATTCGTAATTCTAAATAATCCTTTATTTTTTGGTTAAATATATATATGAGCAAAAGTTTAGACGGTGTATTAACTAAAAAAGCAAACAAAAAAGAAACATTTACCGAAGAACAAGTCCACGATCTTGCAAAATGTATGGATGGCGATTTAGGATATTTGTATTTTGCAAAAAACTTTGCATATATACAACATCCAGTTAAGGGTAAGTTACTTTTTGATCCTTACGAATATCAGGTTGGTTTATTAGGCAGTTATCATAATCATAGATTTAATATAAACATGTTGCCTAGACAAACTGGTAAAACTACATGTGCGGCAATATACTTATTATGGTATGCTATGTTCAATCCTGATCAAACAATACTTATTGCGGCCCACAAATACACAGGAGCACAAGAAATTATGCAACGTATTAGGTATGGATATGAAATGTGTCCTGATCATATACGTGCAGGTGTTGTTAATTACAACAAAGGATCTATAGAGTTTGAAAACGGATCTCGTATAGTTAGTGCTACAACAACTGGAAACACAGGCAGAGGTATGAGTATATCTTTGTTATACTGTGATGAGTTTGCATTTGTACAACCTACGATTGCAGATGAATTTTGGACTTCTATATCGCCCACTCTAGCAACAGGTGGTCGTGCAATTCTTACAAGTACACCTAACTCAGACGAAGATACATTTGCAACTATTTGGAAACAAGCTGAAGATAAATTTGATGAACATGGTAACGAACAAGATGTTGGTAGAAACGGCTTTCATAGTTTTACATGTAGTTGGGACGAGCATCCTGACAGAGATGAAAAATGGAAAGACGAAGAGATGGGGCGTATTGGTGAAGAAAGATTTAGACGTGAATATGGTTGTGAATTTTTAGTATTTGATGAAACTTTAATAAGTGCAATAAAACTTGCAACACTCGAAGGTGATAATCCAACTATTAATATGGGGCAAACACGTTGGTATAAGACTCCAGATAAAGATTATACTTATGCTGTTGCTTTAGATCCAAGTATGGGAACAGGTGGAGATTATGCTGCCATACAGGTATTTGAATTACCTAGTTACGAACAAGTTGCAGAATGGCAACATAATACAACTGCAATACCAGGACAAATTAGAGTGTTAGCAGATATATGCAATTATCTAGCTGGAGAAATAGGTAACGAAAATGGTATATATTGGAGCGTAGAAAACAATGGTATAGGAGAGGCCGCCTTAATTGTAATTAATGACTTTGGTGAGGATAATATAAAAGGGTTGTTTGTAAGTGAACCTATTAGAAAAGGACATGTTAGAAAATTTAGAAAAGGCTTTAATACAACACATAGTACAAAAATTACAGCGTGTAGCAGATTAAAAACTATGATCGAAAATGATAAAATGTGTATACATTCAAAACCTATGATATCAGAACTTAAAAATTATGTTGCTACAGGCTCTAGTTATCAAGCAAAGCTAGGTCAAACCGACGATCTTATTTCTGCAACATTACTTGCCATTAGAATGATGGCTGTATTAAAAGATTGGGATCCAAGAATTTATAATACATTTAACCAAACGGACGATATTGAAGATTACGAGGCGCCGATGCCTATCTTCATAAGTACCAATTATTGATAAATACTATGTCATGAAAAATTTAGATCTAATAGCAGAAGAATTATTTAACAAAATACGAGGCAGATTTCCTAGTGTTACTATAGGTGATGCTGAAGGAAAGGTTACAAATAAACCAAATGAAGCAAGATTTTTTGATTTTGACTTTAAAGAAGCTGAAGTAAATCTTGGTAAAGTAAGCGTAAGTTTAAATGAAGAATCTATAGAAGTTATGTATAGTGATAACTTTGTTGCTGAACAGGATGAAATTACCAAAGAAAAATGGTATAACTTTTTAAAAGAATTAAGACAATTTAGTAAAAAAAGGTTAATGACTTTTGATACAAGGAATATAAACAAGTCTAATTTAGATCGCAGAGATTATCAATTTTTGGCACAAAACCGCGGAGACAATACAATGGCTGAATCAAAATTATACGGAAGTAATAAAGTTAGCTATCAGAAAGTAGATAATGCTAAGATAGTTATAAAACATACCGAAAGTGTTAATAAAGAAATTGCAAATGGACGTATACGTAACATAGGCAAAATTTATATAGAAAATGCGGACGGTGAAAGATTTCTTTATCCATACAAACATTTAACAGGCGCCAGAGCAATGGCAAGACACGTTGCAGAAGGTGGTAAGCCATTTGATGATTTTGGTACACATATTGTAGGTTTAAGTGAGGAATTGAGCAAACTCCGCAAGTTCAAATCTTACATGGGCCGTTCTACTGTAATGGCAGAAAGTCTTAAAGATTACATGCCAGTTGTATTAGATAGAATTACATCAGTCAAAAAAACAATTGAATCTCTACAAAAACCTGCATATTATACAAAAGCATTTGAAGCATATGTAAAGCCAATTATTGAAGATGTTCCTAATGATGTAGCAGAAAATTGGATTGATCAATTGACTATAAAACAGTTTAATGAAGAACTAAAAGATGTGTTTCCTTACATTTACAATTTAGTAAGCGAAGCAACAAAAGCAAAATCAATAGGTCCTGACGATGTTGCAGAAGGCGGCATAATGGATTATATTAAAGGAAAATATGACGACTTTAAAAAAGCAGGAGAAGAAAGATCAAAGCAATATGATGCAGATCTTGGAATCTTAAGGACTGTGCTTGGATCCCACGGATATGACGATGCAACTATTATGAAAATAGAACAAGGATGTCTAAACGATCCCAGAGTATGTTTGTATAATACAATTAAAAAATCAGGTGCAGAAACTGGCGATATGGATGTAGAAGTTGATCGCATTGGTAAAGAATTAAATTCAGGGTTCATGACTAGAGCTGGTACAGTAGATGAACAAAACATTGAAGATGCATTTGAATCATTAATGGGCCAATTTGCAGAAGAAAATTTACAAGAAAAGTATATGGTTGGTTATCAAAAATATCATTGTAAAGATTGTGGATGTCAAATGCATGCGGCAAAATCTGGATGTAGTTGCGGACACGATTGTCATGATGAATCAGGATCTTGGTGGAGAGATAAAGACGGAAATGGTGTACCTGATGGATTACAAAGAGGAATGACCGAAGATAAAAAAGATGATGAAAAATTTGAACCTCATATGATGTACGATCCAAAGACAGGAAAAGGCAAAATGGCAAAGATCGAAAAAGATCATAAAGATCTAGCCGCTAAAGGCTGGACACATGATAAGCCAAAAAACAAGAAAGCAAACGAAGGAAAGCAAAAGAAAAATTGCGGTTGTGGACAAGATCCATGCATAACATACGGGGTAAAAGAAGGAAATAAATTTACTAAAGCACTTAAAATTGCTAGAGACAAAGATGATGACGAAATGGATGTAGATGGTAAGAAGATTCCAGTTACTGAATTTGTATTGTCATTATTTGATAGAGAAACAGGTCAGTTTCCTAAAGGCGAAACAGCAGTCCTTACTGCAATAGAAAAAGATTATGGTGAAGAATATATAAATCCTGCCAAATCATTTATAGAACGTATAATGGCTACATATGAACAATACACTACACCTCAAGAACCTGTAATTACAGACGAACAACCTGCTGGCACTGTAATGGAACCAACAGTAGCACAAGACGAAGAAATGGAAGAATCAGGATTACAGTATTATACTGGTGTTAAGAAGCACGGCGAAGAATATATGAAAAAAGCGGCTCAAGCAGGTCGTGATGGAGCTAGCCAGGAAGAACTAGGTAGACTTAAAGACAAATATAGCAAGGCAGAAAAGAATAAGACCACAAAAGAAGCACAAGATATTATGAGATTAGCTGGTCTATAAAAAAATACAATTATTTCAAGAATTTAGCAAAAAAAGGTTGACCTTTGCTAAATAAGACTGTATAGTACAATATAGTGCTGTACAATTAGGCACAATGCAATAGGCAAATTATAGGAGGCAAAAACTATGGCATCATTAGCAGAAATTAGAGCTAAACTTAAAGAACAGGAATCACGCTCAGGTGGTTCACAAGGACCAAGCGGTCCAAACCCAATCTACCCATTTTGGAATATGCAAGAAGGACAAACTGCAACAATGCGTTTCCTTCCTGACGGAGATCAAGACAATACGTTTTTCTGGAAAGAACGTTTGATGATCAAACTTCCGTTCGCAGGTGTAAAAGGTGACACTGCAAGTAGACCTGTACAAGTACAGATACCATGTATGGAAATGTATAGTGAAACTTGTAATATTCTAAATGAAGTTAGAGGTTGGTTTAAAGATCCAAGTCTTGAAGATATGGGTCGAAAATATTGGAAAAAAAGAAGTTACATTTTCCAAGGCTTTGTTACTGAAAATCCACTTTCAGATGACGAGACTCCAGAAAATCCAATTAGACGTTTTATAATTGGCCCACAAATTTTCCAAATTATCAAGCAGGCTCTTATGGATCCTGATATGGAAGAATTGCCAACAGATTATACTGCTGGTGTAGACTTCCGTCTTAACAAAACTTCAAAAGGTGGATACGCAGACTACAGCACAAGTAATTGGGCTAGAAGAGATCGTCCACTAGATGATGCCGAAATGCAAGCTATAAACACACATGGCTTGTTTAACCTTTCTGACTTCCTTCCTAAGAAGCCAACTGAAGTCGAACTTAAGGTAATGCAAGAGATGTTTGAAGCATCAGTAGATGGCGAGGCATATGATGCAGATAAATGGAGTAACTACTTCCGTCCTGCAGGAATGCAAGCACGTACAGGTGATCCTAATACAGCATCATCAAACGGTACTGCGACATCAATGACAGCACCAAAAGTAGAAGCACCTGCTAAGGAGGCTACTGTAGACCCAAAGCCTGAACCTGCACCTGCTCCTAAAGCAGAAGAACCTGCTAAAGCAGAAGGTGCAAATGCTGACGGATCTGACATTCTTGCAATGATCAGAGCAAGACAAAATCAATAAATTCTATGGGGGAGAAATCCCCCATACTAGGCTAACAAGGAGATAATATGGCAAAGGCATTTGATCCGAGTAAGTTTCGGACGCAATTAACAAAATCCATTACAGGAATGAGTGCAGGATTTAACGATCCAACTGATTGGATTTCAACAGGCAATTATGCACTCAACTATCTAGTATCAGGAGACTTTAACAAAGGTGTTCCACTAGGTAAGGTAACAGTATTTGCAGGCGAAAGTGGTGCAGGTAAAAGTTACATTTGTGCAGGTAATATTGTAAAAGCCGCACAAGAACAAGGTATCTTTGTAGTTCTTATTGACTCAGAGAATGCACTTGATGAATCATGGTTACATGCACTCGAAGTTGATACATCAGAAGATAAGCTATTGAAATTGAATATGTCAATGATAGATGATGTTGCAAAAACTATTTCAACATTTATGGATGATTATAGATCTATGGCAGAAGAAGATCGTCCTAAAGTTTTATTTGTTATTGATAGCTTAGGTATGTTACTTACACCTACTGATATCGATCAGTTTAACAAAGGTGATATGAAAGGTGATATGGGTCGTAAGCCTAAGCAATTGACTGCACTTGTTCGTAACACAGTTAACATGATTGGTTCGCACAATGTAGGATTAGTATGTACTAACCACACTTATGCATCGCAAGATATGTTTGATCCAGATGACAAAATTAGTGGTGGTCAAGGTTTTATCTATGCATCTAGTATAGTTGTTGCAATGAAAAAACTAAAATTAAAAGAAGACGAAGATGGCAATAAAGTAAGCGATGTACGTGGTATTAGAGCTGGTTGTAAAGTAATGAAGACTCGTTATGCAAAACCGTTTGAAGGTGTACAAGTAAAGATACCATATGAAACAGGTATGGATCCTTACAGTGGACTTGTTGATATGTTTGAAAAACAAGGATTACTTGTAAAACAAGGCAATAGATTAAAATATGTTGACTTAGCAGGTAATGAACATCTTGACTATCGTAAACAATGGATAGGAGAAAAACTCGATTTGATTATGTCTGAATACAACGAAAAAATTTCGCCTGTGGTAAATACCGCGGATGATGATGTTGAAGAACTAGTCGAAGAAACAATCGAGGAGTAAACTATGGACGAAAGTCAAATCGTTGATATTTGGACACTATTTAAAGAGTATACAGATAAAAAGAATATAGAGATTGCGGCAGAACGATATGTAGATTTATTAGCCGATTATGGTGTTGATGATCATACACTTACGCAATGCTTAGGTACTGATAATACTTTAGATGGTGCTATAAATTATTTTCTAGATATTGATGCAGAAAACTATGAAGATGACGACCCTTGGGATGATGAAGACTAATGGGTTGGTATAGCGAAATATCTCGTGATGTATCAAGGATTCCTGATGCAGTAAATTACTTTGAAGGCGAACTTACTAAAGCTCGTGTAGAAGTAAAACTTAAAGGAAATGTTGAACGTGCGGCGGCAGAAATGCCTGGTATTGTTGAACATAGATTTAATCAATTACAAGAAATTGAAGCTATATTAAACTATTTAAATATCGAACTAAGGCGTCTTCGTAGTTCTTATTTCAAAAAATATTTAGAAAACTATCAACGAGCTCTGTCTAGCCGCGACGTAGAAAAATACGTTGACGGCGAGGCAGACGTAGTTGACTATGAAAAAATAATAAATGAATTTGCATTATTAAGAAACAAATGGTTAGGAGTATTAAAGGCTCTTGATCAAAAGCAATGGCAAATAACCAATGTAGTAAAATTACGTGTTGCTGGTATGGAAGATGCAACACTATAAATACAAAGGAAGGATTGCCAATGGAAGATTTCAATTACCTAATAGATAAAATATATTCTGCTGATTTTACAGAACACCCATTTAAATTTATATACGTAGAAGATTTTTTTACACAAGATCATTTTACAAGAATTACAAATTGTAAACAAATAAAAGTACCTGAATTTAAGTCTACCGAAGAAATGTGTAATAGACTTACTAATGAGTTCAAATATAAACCCCAACCTTTTCCTGGATGCACAACAAGTGTAAAAAGTTATATTGAATGGTATAATAATAAGGATGTAGGGAAAGGTGTTGCAAACCAAGATCTCCTTGAAGGTTATGGTGTAGCATTTAGATTAAAATACTATGAAGATAAAATATTAGAAGAATTAGTTGACTTCTTTAACAGTAAGGCTTGGCACAAGTGTATCAAAAAGAAGTTTAAAAAGACAGGCGAAACTGGCGTTGATACAGCAATACAAAAATATGTTAGTGGCTATGAAATAAGTCCACATCCAGATATTAGACGTAAATGTGCAACTTATATGATTAATATTAATACAGATAGTGAAGCTGAAGAATTAGGCTTACATACCCACTTTATGGATTTTGCAGATAATAGAAAATGGATATTTGAAGAATGGCGTACTAACACAACAAAAGATACATGTTGGGTTCCGTGGGATTGGGCTAACACATCTTTTGAACATTCAAAAAATAATTCTATTACTATGTTTGCTCCAGACTATAACACTCTACATGCTGTTAAATTAGACTATGACCATACTAAATTACAAAGGACACAAGTATATGGTAATCTCTGGTATAAAGGTGATAGCATACCTAAAGTTGCAAAAGCTAATTGGAAAAGTTTAGATGCAATACAAACGTAAAGAAGATAATGTTATATTTCCTTATTTACAAAAAAACTTGACGCCGCAAAAAACAATTATAGATATAGGTGCAAGAAAAGGAAACTGGTACAAAAATGTTGCTAAGTTTTTTCCTGACAGTACAGCACACTTGTTTGAACCTACTCCTAAAATTGTAACTATAATCAAACCTAAATTTAAAAAAGAAACACAACATGTTCATCAAGTTGCCCTTAGTGATCAAATTGGACAATTAGATTTTCATATTGATCTAGAACTAGGTGGCTGGAGTGGACTTACAAAACAAAGAGCTAATGGCACATATCATACTATAACTGTTGATGTAAAAACACTTGATAGTTATAATTTTAAAAATGTTGGTTTAATAAAAATAGATGTTGAAGGAAATGAATTAAAAACATTAATAGGTGCTAAACATACAATTACAAAAAACAAGCCAATAATATATTTTGAATGTGCAGATGTACACATGGTAAATTATGATTACGGTAGTGAAGATATTTTTGATTTTTTTGAATCAATTTATTATAAAATAATAGACCTAGATATGAATACTTGTACTAAAGAAAAATTAAAAATTCATACTGCATCTGATTTAAGTTTTTATCATAATTTTATAGCATGTCACAAATAATAGAAGTACATAGAAAAGTAAAAAACAATGTCGGTGACTACTTTTGTAATCCAAGTAGGTATTTTGATATTGATTGTAGTTCTGAAGAAATATTATATAACAAAACAAAATTATCAAATAAACATCTAATTGTAGGCGGTGGCGGATTAATACATAAAAAGTTTAGTAAACATATTAAAATGTTAATTGATAAACAACCAAAAACAACAACCTTATGGGGTATAGGACACAACTTTGGTGTAAAACATGTAAACAAAGTTGTCGATGTGTATTACCCTAAATGGATTGAAGATTGCAATCTTATAGGCATTCGAGATTATATAGATGGATATTATAATTACTATCTTCCATGTGTTTCGTGTATGCACGAATCTTTTGACAAAAAATATAATGAAAGACACGAAGTAGTTTATTTTACACATGCTTACAAAACAAAATTTACTAATAACGAAAACTTTCCTGTAATAAAAAATAACACTACAAAATTTGCAGATGTAATAGAATTCCTTGGTAGTGCAAATACTATAGTAACAGATAGTTACCATGGAGCATATTGGGGACAACTATTAGGAAAAAATGTGCAAGTTGCAAGTTGGAGTGTAAAATTTGATCACATGAAATACAAGCCGTACTTTCTAAACACAATTAATGACAAATATCAAAAAATAAATAATAAGTTAGATGGTTACTTAGAAGAGTGTAGAGAATACAATAACAACTTTTATCAAATGTTCTTGACACAATTATAATAGCATATAAATATCAGTATGAAAACAATCGTACTTGTCACAGGTGGTTTTGATCCTCTACACCGCGGCCACATAGAATATTTTAAATCTGCAAAAAAATTAGGCGATGAATTGCACGTTGGTGTAAATTCTGATGAATGGTTGTCCAACAAAAAAGGTAGGCCTTTCATGCCATTTTTAGATAGATGTGCTGTAATAGAATCATTAGGTGTTGTTGATAAAGTTTTAAGTTTTGATGATAAAGATGGTAGTGCTTGCGGAGCAATTTATAAAACAATGGCAACAAATGCAAATGTAAAAATAGTATTTGCAAATGGCGGAGATAGAACTAACACAACTACACCAGAATTTAAAACATATGGCGGTATGATAAATGTTGAGTTTGCCTTTGGTATAGGGGGTACAGAAAAACTTAACAGTAGCAGTTGGTTGCTTGATGAATGGAAAGCTCCAAAGACTGAAAGATCATGGGGGTATTATAGAGTGATACATGAATATGACAAACACACAAAAGTAAAAGAATTGGCCGTCCCACCTGGTGGAAGATTATCTATGCAAAGGCATGAAAAACGTAGTGAACATTGGTTTGTAGCAGAAGGCACAGCAACAGTATATACGCTCAATGTATCATCTGATGCTGAATTATTTGGTGTATATGGTCAGCATCAAAGTTTGCATATACCTGTGAATACCTGGCATCAATTAGCTAATGAGCATGATGTACCTTTAAAATTAGTTGAAATACAATACGGACAAAACTGTATTGAAGAAGATATAGAAAGAAAATGACAGAAACAGAATATCCAGATACTATTATATATACAGATAAGGAAAGAGTATGGTGCATGGGAGAAGCAATGGATCACCCAAAAGTATACTACACTGTGCCAGATGAAGGATTTGTAGTATGCGGTTACTGTGATATAAAATTTGCAAAAAAGAAGGAAGAAGAAAAATGAAAGTATTTGTAGGATATGACACTAGAGAAGATATTGCTTATCAAGTATGTAAACATAGTATTGTTTCTAAACAACCCAATGCAGATGTTCGTCCATTGAAGCAACAAGAACTTAGAGATGCAGGATGGTACACTAGACCCATAGATAAACTTGCATCAACAGAATTTACATTTACACGATTCCTAATACCCGAACTAACAAACTTTGAAGGTTGGGCTTTATTTATGGACTGTGATATGATCCTTACGACTGATATTAAAAAGCTATTTGATCAAGCAGATGACAAATATGCTGTGATGTGTGTTCAACACGACTACAAAGTAAAAGAAACTACAAAAATGGATGGACAAAAACAAACTATCTATCCACGCAAAAATTGGAGTAGTGTTGTATTATGGAATTGCGGGCATAAAAGTAATAAAAAAGTTACGCAGGATTTTGTTAATAATCCTGAAATAAATGGTGCATATCTACACAGATTTAGTTGGCTTAAAGATAAAGAAATTGGTGAATTAAATCATACGTGGAACTATTTGGTAGGTGTATACGATGATATAGAAAAACCTAACCTTATTCATTACACAGAAGGCGGACCATGGTTCGAAAATTATAGAGATTGTGATTTTGCACAATTATGGAAAGACGAACTTTATGATATGTTTAAGTAAAAATCTTACTGACGAATACATAAACATGTTTGCACAAGGTGCAAATTTGCCTATATATGATTACAATCATGATTACGGAACTGAAGCTATTTTAATACGTAGTATGGGAAAAAGAAAATTAATTAAACAAAGGTGGCGAGATAATTTACCTTTTTATTATATGGATAGCGGATATTTCGGAAACTATCCTTGTAAAGTAAATCCAAATGGTTGGAAATTATTTCATAGAATTGTTAAAAATGATGTGCAACACAATAAAATTATAGAACGCCCTGCAGATAGATGGCTTGCACTAAATTTACAACTAGGTAGTAGGAAAAAACATGGTAAACATATTTTACTAGTTGTTCCTAGTGAAAAGCCTTGTAAATTTTATGATTTAGATTTAGAAAGTTGGAAACATAAAACTGTTAGAGAAATAAAAAAACATACAGACAGACCTATAGTAATTAGAGAAAAAACAAATAGACGACAGCGTGTTTTTGGACAAACTATATATGATGCATTAAAAGATTGTCATGCACTTGTTACCTTTCAAAGTATAGCGGCAGTAGAAAGTGTAATGTATGGTGTACCTGCATTTACAACAGCGCCAACAGCCGCTGACCCTGTATGTGATAAAGAACTAAACCTAATAGAAACCCCTACAATACAAGATGAAAATAAAATATGGAAATGGGTTTGCCATTTAGCATACGGACAATTTCATATAGATGAATTAAAGAATGGCACAGCATATAGGATATTAAATGAAAACAGTTAGAGTATTTTACGCAGGTATACCATCGAAGAATAACAATCCAGAAAAAGTCGATGTGTTAAGATTTTTCCATATGGGGGTGCCTAATGGTCAAAGTTTAGAGATAAAAGATCCTAAACATTTTCCATGCGATTTAGCAGTAATGCAAGGATGGGTGCATGAGAATAGTGGACGCACTCCTCATTTAATGTTTAGAAGAGAAATAATAAGGAAGCAAAAACTTGCAGGCAAACATGTACTTGCTATAGATAGTAATTTGTTTTTATGGCGCGATCCAAACAACACTCATCATTATCTTAGATTTAGTCTTAATGATGTGTTTCCTACCACAGGTAATTATTTTACAGATAATATAGATCCAAAAAGGTGGCAAAAAATTAAAAGTGATCTTAACATAGAAGTAAAGCCGTGGGTTACTAGTGGTAAACATATACTGATATGTCTACAGAGAAATGGTGGCTGGAGCATGGGAGGATTACCTGTCATGCAATGGCTTAATAATACAATTACAAAATTACAAAGACATACAGATAGGAAAATTATAGTTAGAGCACATCCTGGTGATAAAAGAGCTAAAGAGTATCTTAGAATAAATCAACCAGGCGTAAGAATAACAACTAACCCAAGTATTATACAAGATTTTTTTAAATGTCACGCTGTAGTAACATTTAATAGTAGCCCTGGAGTTGCAGCGGCTGTAGAAGGAATACCTATATTTGTAACAGACCCTAATCCAAAAATGAGTCAAGCATATGAAGTAGCTAACACAGATTTAGCAGAAATAAATTCTCCAAAAACATTTGAAAGAGAAAAATGGCTTGAAAAAATATCTATGAGTCATTTTAATTATGATGATTTGAGAGACGGGACTGCATGGAACATAATTAAGGATTACATATGATTGAACAAACTATTACTGTTGTTACAACGTTTCATAAACAAGGATTAGATACGTATGCTCAAAATATGCTAGATACTTTTGCAGAAAAATGGCCGAAGGAAATAAAACTTTATGCCTATGCAGAAGATTGCACACCTACTGTTTCAAGTCCAAATATTATTGTAAAGGATTTACATCAAGCAAGTCCTGAACTAGTTGCATTTAAAAATAAATGGAGAAATGTTCCAAAAGCAAATGGCGATGTTTCACAAGATCCTGTACGTAGTTTACGTAAAGATGCAGGAAAAGGATTCAAATGGGATGCCGTAAGATTTGCACATAAGGTATATAGTATTTTTAATTGTGCTAAGATATGCGGCACAGATAAACTTATGTGGATGGACGCGGATACTATTTGCCATAGTCCAATAGATATGAAACGTATAAATGAAATATTATTACCAGCCTATGATATATGTTATGTAGGCCGGGATAATAAATGGCCAGAATGCGGATTATACAGTATAAATTTAAAATCACAAGGCGGTAAAAATTTTCTAAAAGAATTTCAACGTGTGTACGATGAAGCAGAGAATGGCATATTTCAGATGGCAGAATGGCATGATAGTTTTGTTTTTGAAGAGGTAAGAAAAAAATTAAAACCGCATTGTTTGAATTGGGGACAAGGAATAATTAGAGGAGAAGGGCATCCTCTTATAAACAGCGTTTGGGGTGCTTACTTAGATCATCTCAAAGGCGGACGTAAACAATTAGGAAAAAGTAAGCCTAGTGATCTGCGTATAACAAGAACAGAAGAGTATTGGAAAGACTCTCATAACTGGAGCGAAACATGATAAGAACGTGGGAAAAACAAACGCATTATCTAGTTGATGATATTGTATCAAATGATGGAAAAGTTTATAGATGTGAATTAGAACATACTTCCCAAGAAAATTTTGATAAGTTTAGATTTTCAAAAATAAGAATATCTAAAGATGATAATGACATGATACGACCTCCCGAAATTACTAATGGTAAGAGATATAATATTATTACAAGTATGAACAAAAAATATTATGAAGCAAGTGGTAAAGCTATGATGGCAAGTTGGAAAAGACATGGTAATTCAATAGGTCCGTTATATGTATACAACGAACAATTATTCGAACCTAAAATAAAAGGTGTTAAAAAAGCAGGTTGGATGCTAGGTCCAGATTTTGTAAAGTTTCAAAGAAGACATAAAAATAATAAAATTCTTACATTTAGTAAAAAGGCATTTAGCGTTATTCATGCCATGGAAAATATGGTACAATATGATAGGTTAATTTGGATAGATGCAGATGCTGTTTTTACAGCTGACTTTCCAAGATTACTAATAGAATTAATCAGTCCTGATGATGTTTTAAGCACACATTTTAGTGTATGGCATGACAAAAACGGAAAAGAATATCATAGTTGCGAAACAGGATTTTTTATTCTCAACAGAAGACATGCTGGATTTAAGGATTTTTGCAATCTTTATAAAGACATTTATTGCAATGATCGTGATGAGGAATTTGACTTACGTAGATTCTATGACGGAGAAGTATACGGTAAATGTGTTGAAATAATGGAAAACAAAGGACATAAGATGTTTAACCTTAATACAGGAAGGCATAAAACTCCAATAAGTAGAAGCCTGATAGCTCCTTATATTAGCCATTTTAAAGCAGGCTTAAAAGATAGAGTAGAGTTTAAAACATTTGAAGATGAAGAAGAAATTTAATCTGTGGAGAAAGTATGGCGCACTTAATTCTAGCCCTGTGTTTGACGCCTTTCACGCTGGCGCTAATGCTCTTGGGCATGATGTTGTTGTTAATGGTGATGATGGTATTGATGTTATTTGGAGCGTTCTTTTCAACGGTCGTATGTCTGGAAACCGTGCTATATGGGAAAGAAACATTAAGGAATCAAAACCAACAATAGTCTTAGAAGTTGGTGGTATACAGCGAGGTACAACATGGAAAGTTGGACTTAATGGAATAAACCGTGATGCTTATTTTGGTCCTAGTGGCAACGATAGTAGTCGTTGCAATAGTATAGGATTACAAGTTAAACCATGGAAATATGACGGCGAATACATACTAATTTGTGGCCAACACGATAAAAGTTTACAATGGCAAGATATGCCTAACATGAGTCAATGGATCTTAGACACTATACAATTTATTAGGGCACAAACAAAACGCCCTATAATATTTAGACCTCATCCGCGATGCCAGTTACATGGTATAGAACATGAATACAAAGATGTTAGACGGCAAGATCCTATGCATGTTCCTGGTACATATGATGACTTTGATATGCGTTTTACTAATATTTGGGCTACAGTAAGTTGGTCAAGTAACCCTGGTATTCACAGTGTTATACAAGGTGTACCTGCATTTACTGGTCCTAGTAGTCTTGCGTTTGATGTATCATTACAAAACTTACGTGAAATTGAAAACCCTTTGTATTGTGATAGAACACAATGGTTAAATGATTATGCTTGGACAGAATTTACAATTAAAGAAATTTCTGAAGGTTTACCTATTAAACGCTTGACTTTGAAAAATAATCTGTTATAATAGTATTATGTTTAAAAAGGCACAATATGACGAAACAGCAGAAAGCTGTATAGAAATTTTATCAGGTACCCATCCTACACACAACTATACAGGTGCAGGTACTAATAATAGTGATAAAAGTTTGCTGTTAAGTCTAGCAAAACAAACATATAGAGGCACTCCTTATACTGATAGACAGTTCGAATTAGTCAAGCAAAAAATAAATTTTTACAGGCAAATATTAATAGACGTAGGCGTAGACGTTGATAAGGCAATAGGCAACTTACGTTTTCCTTTGCGTAGTATTGATAGATCTAGATGGATTGGAATACGTAAGATAGATGATATAGACTATATAGGTGTAAGATTTAGTTTTAACAAAAAACTTATTAATTTTATTGACGAACTAAGATCAAAAGAATACACAAAATTATATGACGACAAGGAAAAAATACATTATTTTCCTTTGAATGAATCTAATGTTTACAAAATTATTTCAATGTTAAAAGAAAAAAGTTTTAGTATTGAAGATGATTTAGAAAAAATTTATGAAAAAGTACAAATGATGCAAAACAACAAAAAAGATTATATACCCGGAATATACGGGTTCAAATTAAAAAATTTAAATAACAAAGCAGTAGAATACATAGTATCAGACATTGGTAATGAACCTAATTCAAATAATTTGGCATTGTATAAAGATAGAGATGCATTGTATGGAATTGAACATTTTGACGAGGAAGACTTAAACGAAAGTGTAAGAAACCTTACAACACTTAGCCAAAAAATTGTTAGAAGAAAACATCCGAATGTATTAATAGATAGTAATGAATTTACTGTTAACCATATTGTAGAATCTGTTTTAGAATTGAATAGGTATCCAGTGTTAGTATGCTTACGTGCTGATACAGACTTTGACGATATGTCACATATTTACAATAGTTTTAAAAATATATTTTCAAATGACGACTTTTGTGTGCTTTACAGGAAAGACAATGATACTGCTGAAAATAAATATTTTAACCAATTTATAAAACTGAATAGTCTAAATAATTCTCTTGCAAATAATTCAAAGATAGTATATACTACACAAAATAAAGTTACAAAAACTTTGTTAAAAAGTAATTGGAAACCAAAATCAGCGTTAGTGTTTGGTTGTAGCAGAACTAATAAAATGGAAACGTATCTAAACGAATTAGATTTAGTAATGTATTATGATACTGATGTAAGTCCGTTTTTAAGAAATATAGAAAAGATTTAATGGCAACTTGTAAACTTATAATTGAAGATGAAGTAAATATAAAATTAGAAGGAGTATCAGTTGATGTACGGAGGAAGCTCTCTAACGCTCTTAAGTTTGAGGTGCCATATGCTAGATACATGCCACAGTATAAGCTGGGAAGATGGGACGGCAAAGTTGCCTTTTTTGGTATTGGCGGCTCAGGCTATGTTAACCATCTTGATATTGTTAGCAGTGTATTACAAAAAAATAATGTTGAAATAGTTGATATAGAAGATAGACGTCATCCAGTAGATTTACATTTTGATAAAATAAAAGAAGATTATTGGGGAGACAAAACATGGCCAAAGGGACATCCTGCCGAGGGTGAAAAAATTCGTTTGCGTGATTATCAAGTAGAGGTAATCAATAACTTCTTAGAAAATCCCCAATCATTACA